TTTTTAAAAAATGCATTAAACAATTAATAAAATGACACAATTAAGTATAATAATCCCAGTACATGAATTTAATGATACTGTTAAAGAATATCTAACTAAAGCAATTAAATCTGTTGTAGATCAATCGGATATGGCTGAACCTCCTAAATTAATAATAATCCATACCCCAACAATTGGTGGAAAAATTATGGATATTGTTAAAGACGTATATCCAAAGGATTTATCTGTTCTTTATATTGCCACTCGTCAACAATCTGATTATCAGTCAATGGTTAATCTGGCTGTAAATGAAATAGATACCGAATTTTTTTCGGTCTTAGAATTTGACGACGAATTTGGTAAAACGTATTCAAAAAATGTTGAACAATACATATCAGCTTATCCACTTGTAGATATTTTCATTCCGATGATGCTTGAAGTAGATATTGAGAATAAGCCTGTAAAAATTTCGAATGAAATTGCATGGTCACAACATTTTGCTGGCGAGATTGAAAATCTCGGATATCTTAGCGTTGAAACTGTAAAGTCATATTCAGACTTTAAACTTTCAGGAGCTGTGATTAGAAAATCTGACTTTATAAAAAATGGCGGCTATAAAGCAAATATTAAATTAACATTTATGTTTGAGTATTTGCTAAGATCATTAAATAATAATAGCATTGCCTTTATTATCCCAAAGATCGTTTATAAACATTTAGTGGATCGTCCAGACAGTATGTTCGAAGTATATTCAAAAACAATGCCTAAGCTTGAACGTAAGTTTTGGTTCGATATTGCAATGAAAGAATACTTCTTTAATAAGGACAGGTAAATAAACCTATCTAGTATTAGTTAAAAACGAATATTTAAATGAAAAAAAAGAAATATGAGCCATATTTTGCCGAAAAAGAGGAACAAGCTATAATAGACTATATCGCGACAGATTCAGCTGAAGTTAAAAACAAAATTTATAATGAAATATTGATTGCACCATTTCGTAAAATGATACAATCAATATTACGAAGATATCCCATATACATCGGATGTTATGACATTACCGAAGTAGAATCCAATGCATTAAGTCATCTTATCGAACAAATGGTTAAATATAAGCCAGATACAATTACAAAATCTGGTAATAAAACCAAAGCATTTAGTTATTGTCAGACAATTGTTCGAAATTACTATAAGGATCATGGTAGAAAAAGTTATACGGAAAAAAAGACAAATCTATCTTATGAGGATTATACTGATGACTTTGATAATAATTCATCATATGCATATGAACTTGACGGCGATAATGATATTGATGTGTTAGATAAATTAATTCAATCAATCATAAATGAAATTAATGAAAAAATATCACAACCATCTATAAAGAAAAATGAGTTGGTTGTCGGCGATGCTATCATTGATATTTTAAAAAATTGGGAAATATTGTTTAAGGAAGATAGCCCTGATGGAAAATATAATAAAAAGGTTAGCAATATTTTTGCTAAAAACAAAATATTGTTATATCTGAAAGAAATAACCAATCTATCAACAAAAGAAATTAGAGTAGCTATTAAACCTTTTAAAGATTTATATTACATGAAGAAACAAAGCTTTTTTCAATAAATCATATTTTTAGTATTTATATGTAAAAATATAATATGCCAAGACCAGCAAGAAAAAGATTGAAATTTGATGAAGAGAGTATGAACGATCTTCTACAGGAAATTTATGACGATTCGCATAATATTAAACAGAAGGCTATTCGATTGTTTAACAAATGGGAAGTAAAGATTAAAGAAACTGGCGAAGTCGCCGCTATTGGCGACCAACTTATTAAACTTATTGCAGCAGAGGCTAAAAATGCTGATCAAAAATTATTAATGCTAAAGTATCTTAAAGAAGTTGTATATGACTCTAAGATAAAGAACAACGACGATGAAAAGGGTGATGACATTACCAGCGATAGTAGACAAGCTTTAATCGAAATGGTACATGACGAAATGGATAAAGAAAGAGAGAAGACACAATAAATATGAGTATTAGTGAAAAAAAACAAAGTATATTTGCTACTATTGGGTCTTTATCGTCTTTACGCGATGAAAAAGAGGTTGCGAAACTAAAGAGCACTTATAAATCTGTAAAGACTAAATCCAATGATGAAATAGCATTTTTGCTCGATGTGTTAAAACAGGTCGTTGGCGGTGCTTTGTTAAAAGAAATGATTGGAGGACTTTTAACAGATTTTTTCACTAAGGTTGAGATTGAAATGAAGGAGCCTTTAAAAAAACAGTTTACTCAGGGTAATAGTGGCGATCAAATACCTTTATCATTTAAAAGCGGCATTCAAGTACCTATAAAAAGTATTGATCCACAGTCTAAGTTTAAAATTAAATCGGGGACTATTTCGGATGACCTTAAATTTAATAATACGATACCTGATTTTGATACAAAGGTTAAATCAGCGTTTCTTAATCAAGTTCCACAAGAATATTGCGGATTATCAATAAATTTCGATCAAACAACTCAAACTGTAATCTTAAAGCCTACCGCCGCTACTGAAAATAATAGCATTGGTAAATGGTTTTCAGACTATATCGATAGTGCCTCTATTATTAATAAGAAAGTGGTTGTTACAAATATTTTGGATACCATTTTTGGTACTATGGCAAAGGCTGAGAATAAGAGTATAGATCAGATTATAAGCGAACTTAAATTACAGGAGACTATAAATAATATGTTGGATGATAATAACGATCCTGTAAATCTGAATAATATTAATGATGCTGCAAATGCTTTGAAAAACGGAACTATTGAATACAATATGGGGTGTGGATATATTTATAATAGCCTGACACCTGAATTTTTTTCTGGGACGACTATGACAATAGCCAACTCTAACGATCCTACGCTTGTCGGTGATGCAATTGAGTCATGTATTAATAATGGCGAGAATCCAGTCGCAACGGCGATTGTGGACGAAAATTCTGCCGCAGCTAGAGATAGCTATTTTGCTAGAATTATAAATACGATTAAAGAAGCTATTATAAATGCTTTGGTCATGTCTCCGCAAATTATTGCACTTAGAACAATTATGAGAAACTTGACATCAGGCGTAACAAAAATATATGATGATATGATTTCAGAGGTTGGCAATGCTAAACAATTTATTATATATATAGCACCTGTGTTTGTTAATATGATGGTCGAATATATATTAGCTATAGTAATCTCAGAACTATCGAAGTTACTGTCTCCAATCATACAAAAACTTGTTAAAGAAAAGACAGATCAAGTTAAACGAATTATTCAGAGTCTTATACCAACCAAATTAGTAAAAATATGAGTATAGAATCTTTAATGAATTATATATCAAAAGTACTAAACATTAACGTTAGTGCTGCGCCAACTGTTCCAACACCGTTAATATTAGCTGGTGTTGCAAATAGATCTGGTTTGTCGCCAATAAAAATAGCATCGAGAATTATTGCTAGAAAAAGTGAGGCTGGATTGTCTGTTGGCGTATTATCAACAGGCGAGATTGCGCCCGATGAAATAATGGAAAGAATTCGAGTTGAAGAGATTATTAAAGCATTGCAAGAAGAGGCTATCATATTGGTAGCCATACCGCCAGGAATTTTAGTACAAGCCACTGGAACATCGCCATCAGGCCCTGTAACTGTACTTGGGGCAACAACAATTTTATCAGGCGGAAAGGGAATAATAATGTAAGTCATGACAAATACTGAAATTAGAATAATTGAAATTATAACAGCATTGCAAGAAGAAGCTTTAATTACTATAGACTATGAATATCTTAACAGGGTATACCCCAACAGAATTATTACATGAGATTAATATTGTGAAAGTATCGCACGAAAATCTTAAAGAAAGTGTTATTGATTTAACACGTGTAATCGATGATACGACGACGCTTATAAATGAAAAATTAAGCTATATAAGCGAACTTGAAAAGAGATATATTGAATTAATAGAAGAACTTGATAATAGAAAACTGATATAATAAAATGTTCGATAAAAAAACATTACAAACTCAAAGGATATTCGAAAGCGAAAGCGATGGCGTAAATTCTACTCGTACTATTTACTATGGCGAAGTCATGTCTATAGATGACCCTAGTGACGGCGGTAGAATTAAAGTAAAAATACTCGAACTAGATAATAAAAAGGATACAAAAAATTTACCATTTTGCAGCCCTATGCACCCCAAATATTTTCATATATACCCAAAAGTCGGCGAGGTTGTTAGAGTTTTTATAATGGATACTAAATATCCAAATAGAAATAGAATCTGGATGGGTAGTGTAATTTCACAACCCCAAAAAATTGAATTTGATTCAGTTT